CATGACGACGGTATTAGGACGTTCAGCGCCAAGTGTGTCTGTGGCCTGTTGGGTGATTGGGTAAACCAGGTCAGCATAGATTTCTTCTGCTGTTTTAGTTGCCCAGGTCGATGAGGAGCCAGTTGCGCCGTTTGGTGCGGTGCGAGTGGTAACGTTCGGCGCGTTATACAGACCGGTCAGACCAGTTTCAGCATCGCCAACCCAGATAATCTGGTCCAGCTTCTGCTCTGCTGCATTTCGGATCGCCATACCCTTACGGTCAACGATATTCATGCCGGCAACGGTTGCTTTGGCGATTTCAAATACGCTGTAAATAATCGAGCCACCAAATGCGCGGATGTTTACAACCATCTTCTCGCCAGTAACCTCGATGTTTGGCAGGTCGTCGGCGTAGTTGGTGATGTGCTCCAGCATACCAACGCGGTCAGCGACAACGTAGGCAAACTCTTCAGCACCGAATGGCGCTTCGTTCTGCATTGGCAGCAGGTTCTTACCTTTCCACTGCGGGTACTCTTTCTCGCGGATGCGGTTGGACATCGCCTGAAGCTGCTGAGCAAAGATGACACCGGTAGCGGCATCAGCACGGAAGCCAAGCTGCTGCACATCCAGTGCCTTAGATACCAGGCTTGCCAGCATGGTAGGTGTGGTTTCCCAACCCGCATCCAGCTTCACGCCCTTAAGATGGTCCAGTCGTAAATTGATATTCATTTATAATCCCCTGTTAGGCAGCTGGTGCGGTGGTGGCAGGTTTCAGGTTGACAATCGCACCGCCTGCACCTGTGGTGGAGGTATCGAAGATGCCGACCGGGCGTTTTGCTGCTGCGGTTGCAACGTTGGTGAAGCCACTGCCATCAATAAGAGCATAGGCCAGTTCACCCTGCTTCACAGCAACAGTTGCATGAACCCACACCGGGCCATCGGTCACGACAGAAACGTCTTTGCCGATTGCGTGAACCTGCTCGGTTGCTCCATCAGCGGCAACCCAGGTGGCTTCCCAGCGAACCACGCCGATAACGACATCTTCAGCAGCAGATACCGGTTTAACTTTGTGATCGTTGTTATCACGCACAGCGGCCTGACCTGCGTTGATGGCAGCAGATGCGATACGGCTGACAGTCTGCGTCAATCGTGCGTCAGCAACCATGCCTGGGGCATACGGCTGTGGAGTTAAGGAGTAGGTATTGTTGAGCGCCATTATGCTTTCCCCGCGTAGAATTTAGCGTTGTATGCGGCCTGTCCAGACTCTTCGCGAGAGTTGAACACACCATCAAGATTCAGACCCTGGCGCTGAGTGCGCAGGCTATCGGTGCGATTCTTCAGGCCGTCTACTGCGGCATCGAATCGACCGCTGATATAGGCGTCGGACTTGCCATCAGCATTGAAGCCGGATTTTGCGGCAATGAGAGCCTCAACCTGGATTTCGCGAGCGGTTTTCACGCGCTTGCCATCCATATGGCTGATTCCCGGTTTCAGTTTTTTGGCATCCTCGATAATTCGCAGCATTTTGCTGAGGGAGTCGGTTTTCTGCTCCGGATCGGTGTCGGTGTCTTCATCAACCTTATCCGGGTCTTCTTCATCCATTAAGGAATCAGGAGTGTCGCCGCTTACCGCATCAGCCAGTTCATCAAGCTGAGCCTGAAGATTATCTACCGCTTCGGAAACGCTGGTTACTGCGTTTTCAACAGCCGGAACATCGACTTCAACCACTTCTTTGTTCTCGTCGTCGGCATCTTTAATGATGTCGTCAGCGTCTAGCTTCAGTTTTGGGGCAATGGCTTTGACCAGCTTTTTAAGTTGACCTGTAGCGGAATCAAGGCGCTTGCCCTGCTTCGCCAGCGCCGCGTTGATGGTCGCTGCTGTAGCTGCATCTGCAACTTCAACAGTGCCGCCGCCGGGCAGTTTGATTTGAGTCATTGATTTATCCTCGTTATTCGGCACATTTGCGCCATCAAAACGCAGTGAACAGATTGAGCCACCTCGCGCGGCATCCACGATGGCCTGATGGTTGTAGCGCCGATTGCGCTGGACACGGTCATACTTCTGGCCCTGCCATTCACCCGGCGTTTCATCAAGGTCAACGGAATAACCCGGAGAAAGCTCACATACACCGTCGTATTCTACCGCATGTAAAGCCTCGTTGCCAATTACCAGCATTGACGCGACAAGATTGTCACCGTCACGCTTTGGCATCCCGTTAACGCTTCCCTGAGAGTATTCCTTGTAATTGGATGGGGTAATCATTACGGGAGGGTGCTGCAAAGTCACCGGGGCGCCAGCCAGGGACTTTAGCGATTCCTCATCAAACAGCGTTTCCTCTGGCACAAATTCACGGATAATCGTGCCATCATCTTCCATATATTCAAGAATGCCGACATGTGCCACCACGCCATCAATGCGCAGGTATCCGTTTTCGTCAATCTTTGAGGTGATTCTCCCGCCTTTGTCGATGCGATAATCTTTTTTCATTTTATCCTCAGAATTCTACAACATTGCTTGCGTAGCAACGACAGTTGTGTGATACAATGGCATTTGCATTATACCATCCAGTCTCAGTTTCGAGGTTATAAACATGCCCGCTAAAATATCCGATGCTATTATCGACCACGCGATCAAACTCATAGAGTCTGGCGTCACTCTCAAAGAAGCAAGCATCAGAGTTGGGTGCCATCATCAAGCACTCGGCAAGCATATCCGCGCCAGGGGTGATGATATCATCGTCCATAAAAAACGCCCGGCTCACAACAAAATCACCAATCTCCCAGAGCTGGAGATTTGCGAAATGTACGCCGCAGGAAGAAGTGAGCTTTTCCTCTCCAAGCATTATGGCGTTGCAAGAG